GGGCGAGCGAGCACCTTTAACGTTGTGCCGGAACGGGCCAGGAGCCTACCAATCGATCGCCAGAGCGTCCAACTCTGGGTGATCGAAAAGTGTTACTTCCTGACTGAGGACTGTTCCTGTTAATATTTCATCCAGATCATCCAAACCAATCTGATACGTATCCATCAACCATTCGAGAAATTGCTCTCTGGAAAGGGTGATGGGTTCATTATCGATGGCCGCTACGATGTTGGCCATACTAATACCATTGGACCTAGTGGACCACGTCAGTTCCAAATCTGACGTGGGACTGCCCTCTAGTTGGTACCGTTGTATGAAATATTGAGAAATGAAGGGAACATGTCGAAATTCATATGCATAAGATAAAGCTTTACCACCCATGTAGTTCTTATTACTAACAGCTGCATTGGTGGTCGCACGGGCATTAAATCGTGCAATGGCTTTACCGATCTTTGGAACAGAGCAAATGATGTCTCCTCTCATTATGATGCGCCTTGATAGGATTGTGGCGTCTCCATCAAATGAGGGGTTGCTAGCTTTAAGCACCATCTTAAAACTAGCCACATCTTTTACCCATTGATCACAGTTCATTTGTTTGATTGTCCTAGCAAGCAAATCGTCTCCCAACACAATAGCTCGTGCTGAGCTAATAGCTTGGCGCTTACACGCAACCGCAAACATGGTCATATTGAACATAGAATTGCGGTTCGTGGTATTGGTAGCACCCGTGGGGAGTTGATTTTTAATCTTGGCCCAAATACCGAAGGCGCGGGATTGGACCGAGAAATCTCGGAGGGACCTTTCAAGTTCAATGAACCATCTAGGCATAGAAAGTTTGCGGAGCCATGCTAGATAAATAGTCGTCACAGAGGAGCGTTGCTCACTGTCATTCCTGGAATAATCTCCTTCAGCCCAATACTGGTGTTGAGCATCATCCAAAAATGTACAATAAGAAACGTCTCCGCACTTGTACGCTAATTTAAATTTCACGGGTCCTACCTGGTTCGAGTCTAACAGCACTAACAACCTCCGCATGACCTCTTGTGCAAAAGGGCCAGTTAGGGCGTTATAAGTGTCTGAGCCAGAGCATATGATGCGCGGAGCCCAGGATGGATCCAGTCGCTTCAAAAGTGATTCCACCTTAACGGTGATATCCTTAGTGCTCAATTCACTGACATGTGCGTCACAGAAATTAAGAACGGCCTTGCGCATACGCGCCTGCTTGGTGGGATCCATTTTAAGCAGCCATGTTGACATTTCTATTTCCGTCAATACGAAATCATCAAACATGGTCGGGAGTTCATTAATTACATGTAGAGCATCGGCTAGCGATTCTTCCACGATATCGTCTGTGTGAAAAACATTGAGTCTCTTGTTGAATGCAGCGAGCAAGGAAGCCTTGTCGTTGACGGTCACGACAGGAACTTGGCTGACCAACAGAGGTCCTAGTTGATTCACCGGGTTGGGAGTCTCTTTGTACTCGCGAAACCCTTCCACGACATGCATGGGCACAGCTGCCTCAAATTCTCGTTCGACGGAGACTTGAAGACAACCTCTCAAATCTGTGTTTAATGATTCAAAAGCGTCGGGGTGCCGCAGGAGAGGCACCGGCATCTGCGCCAATTTAATGGCGCGGACGTGACGGTGTGAGCGTGATGGCATGTTATTTG